CCTAAAGGATATTGCATTGTGATGATAAGCATGATCTTCCAATGTCTTCCGTTCATGAAAAGAAGACGCATCATTTTATCACGAGTCCACGTGCCGTCATAAAGACAGTCATCAAGAATCACAAAAGCTCGCGGATCAATTGTGCTACGTTTAAATGCCTCCATTTCCTTTTTAATCTGCTTTAAAACTGATTTTTGTCGCTTTAAAATATTCTCAACGATCGCAGTGTTGTATTCGTTGTGAATAAACAATTTTGGGACCATTTTTCCATAGAAACCGTTACCTTCTTCAGTGCCAGCCACAACAACGCCAATTGGAATATCTTGATGATAATATAATAAATCCCTCACAAGGAAAGACTTACCAGTATCACGTCTTCCAATTAAAACTACGACTGGGCCTTTAGATTCATTAGGTTTGAAACTAATTGTTTTCATATCAAATTTCTTGAGTTCTAAAGTCATGATATTCTTGTTATTGTTACTTTAGAAAATTCATTCAATGTAGAATACGCATATAACTTTTGTTAATGCAAATCGCATTTGTTTAGCCAAAATTACTAAAGATTTATAAATAAGTTAAAAATAAATATTATTAATATATTATTTAGCTAATGGATAACGACACTCTCAAAATCAACTACGAGAAGAGAAAGAACAGCGAGTTATTCAAGCTATTCAAAAAGGATAACTTGACTTTTCTCTCCGAAATTCAAAATTATGTACCCATTTACAATAGATTTTTTCTATTGAATGAAACAAATTTTAACTCTGTTAATTTGAACCATGAGTGGTTTTTAACTGATATTAAAAACTCCGTCTCTGATAATAAAAATTTATATAATTGCTCTATTCAAAATTTGCAAACGTCTAAAACAAAAAAGAAGCAAGTCTTCTTTAAAATGGCTCCATTATTGGACCCTTTTAAATTCTTGATTGGAAAATACAACATTAATGACAATTCTTTATTTAATTTACCAAAATTAACAACAAATGGGGACATCGGAACAGTTCATCCAAAATTATTGGATTGCAATAATTCAGCGTACATTGATGGATTCTTTTCATTTCTCTCAAGCACTCTTATTCATAAATACAATTTTGTTAATGGTGTTGACTATTACGGTTCCTTTCTTGGAATTAAAAAAGATTTTAAATTGAATGTTATTGACGACTTGGATTATCTTTGCAAGTCAGAGTTTTTTAATAAAAACAAAAATGTCAATTTCCAAGTAGATGATTATAGTTTTTTATACGACGATGAAGATAAACCCAAACAATTAGTTCCTATTAGAATAGATCATAATATAAGCAATAAATCAAATTTATCCATTAAATCTATTGATGATGGTTTATTTGAAGATTTATTTACAGAAAATCATCTAACATTGGATGATTTAAAAGATAATTCAATTGAATTAGTTGATCTCATGGCCTCTGAAACTTTCTCTATTGCAGAAGCAAAAACAACTACAATTAAATCTGGTTCTACTTGTTCTTCAAGAACTTCGCACACGTCGGATAATAGTGGACCAGACGAATCATGCAATAATTGCGATGAAACATCAAATAATGCAGAATCAAATGACAATGATGCTGGATCAGAAAATACAGTAATTATGAGTGAAAGCGGAAGTGAAAGCGGAAGCGATGAATTTTGCGAAGAAGAAAGAATTGAAGCAACCATACCAAGTTTTCCTGTGCAAGTTATTTGCATGGAAAATTGCGACACCACATTTGATGACCTTATAATAAATAATGAATTGACTCATGAAGAATGGTTTTCCGCATTAATGCAAGTTATTATGATTTTGATTACCTATCAAAAAGCATTTTTATTTACACACAATGATTTGCACACAAATAACATTATGTATAATGAAACGGATGAAAAGTATATTTATTACTGCTATAGAAAGACCTATTATAAAGTGCCCACTTTTGGACGCATCTTTAAAATTATTGATTTCGGCAGAGCTATTTACAAGTTTGATGGAAAATTGTTTTGCAGCGATAGTTTTCAACCAGGAGCAGACGCTGCTACACAATATAACACGGAACCTTATTTCAATGAAAAGAAACCGCGTTTGGAACCCAATTATAGTTTTGATTTGTGCCGGTTAGCTTGTTCCATTTTTGATTATATTATTGACGATTTAGACGCATTGGATGATTATGATAATTGCGAACCAATAGTCAAGTTAATTTTTGATTGGTGTTTAGATGACAACGGCATCAATATACTTTACAAAAATAATGGCGTTGAGAGATACCCTGATTTTAAATTATATAAAATGATCGCGCGTTGCGTACACAATCACACACCGCAAGCGCAGCTTGAACGTGCAGAATTTAAAAAGTTTGTTGTAACTAAAAATAAAGCACCATCGGATAAAACAATTATAAATATAGACAATATTCCTTGTTTTTCATCTGAAAATCTTAGTTAAAGACTCAGTTAAAAAAACAAATTTATTATATTCATTGTATTTAATAAAATAAAATGAATTCATTAACACCAAATGTAAGAGATTTTGGTTTTATTATAACGCGCCATGTAAATTCTGAAACAACAAACAAGTATTGGAACTTTTGTATCCAGTCTATTCGCAGATTCTATCCTTTTAAGAAAATTGTTGTAATAGACGATAACAGTAACATGCAGCATCTAAATGCGGAATACGAATACAAGAACGTTGAATACGTTGATTCGGAGTTTCCAGGAAGAGGAGAGCTTCTTCCATATTACTATTTTTATAAGAATGATTATTTTGACAACGCAATTATTATACACGACAGCGTATTTATACAACAGAGAATTAATTTTGAACTTTTAGTCAGTAAACAAGCGCAAGTGATGCCATTATGGCATTTCTTTTGCGAAAAGAAGGAAAGTTTTAATGACACCAGGGGGATGATTTCTACATTGGAAAACAATTTTCATATTATAAATTCACTATTAAATGATAAAACATATGAAGTAATGGGTCGTCCAAATGATAATGTGTGGGCTGGATGTTTTGGCGTGCAAAGTTTTATTAATCGCAAATTTTTAACTATACTTGGAGATAAATATAGTTTATTCAGATTATTAAAATATATTACGTCTCGCAAATACAGATGTTGCTTGGAGAGAATTATGGGGATTATATTTCACGAGGAATACCTGAGACATGTTAAACAGTATTCTTTATTAGGCAATATAAGGTCATATTGCAATTGGGGTTACACATATAATGAGCATTGCGAGAATATTCGCAATAAAAAAATACCGCGTTTACCGGTTGTAAAAGTTTGGAGTGGGCGATAGATTAAAGGATTATAAATATAATGCACAACATAACGCCAAATTTATTTAAATATAAAATATATAAAATATATAACTACTTTTTATGACTGATAACATTATTGTTTCATTCGCAAAAAACAATTATATGTCAAATATTATTAAACTTCTTACTCTAAAGAATCCCAATAAGGTGTTGCCATTAGACGACCTATATGAAATGGAAGAAAAACTTAAAAATTCTAAAACAGAGTTTACCGATGGAGACGATTGTTCCACTGTTGCATTATCGTCAAACCCTAGTTCATTCAGCAGTAATGAAAGTGCCGAAGAATATTTTTTACAAAAAGAATATTCATTTGAACCGAACAAGCTAAGGTATATTTCTGTACTAGGGTTTGGATCATTTGGAACTGTGGTTCTATCTGAATATAATAAACGTGAGTATGCTATAAAAAAAATACCAAAACACAAAATAGTTAAGGAAGATGTAGAGCAAATTATGTCAGAAAAGAAACTTTTGATGCAAATGGACGACCCATTTGTCTTGCGTTTATATGGAACGTTTCAAACTAATAATGAATTATGCTTTGCGACTGAGGCTTTGGAGTATGGAGAATTGTGGCATGCTATTCACGATGGCAATAAGCTAACTCATGAAGAATGCGTTTTTTATGGCGCATGCATTGTTCTAGGACTTGATTTTATTCATAGCAAAAGCATTGTTTATCGTGATTTAAAACCTGAAAACATTATGATTTCTTCAAATGGATATCCAAAAATTATAGACTTTGGTCTAGCCAAGCAGTTGCCTTATTTAAAGCGCAGAGAAGACGGAATTATGAAGAGCTATACAAAATGTTACACTTTATGTGGAACACCAGAGTATGTGGCTCCTGAAATAATTTTATGCAAATGTTATGACAGCTCTGTAGATATATGGTCGCTTGGTGTACTGATTTATGAAATGATCTTTAGAAGAACTCCGTTTATAGATAATATAAACATAAATACTAAAGATGTTACAAAGATCTTTACAAATATTGTGACATGTAGTAAAAATGGGATTTTGATTTCAGAAAAAATAGATAAACGAACAGATGGAACACCAAATGCGCGCAATCTTATTACACAAGTGTTAAATGGAGACGGTGTATCGCGACTTGGAAAAAATAACACTCCACGAAGTCTTCTGAATCATCCTTATTTTTTATCAACTAAATTAAACCAAGATGATTTATATAACCAGACCATTCCTGCACCAATAATTCAACCTCAACTTATTGGAAGCGACCTTGAAACGTTAAAAGAATTGGAAGAATACAACGGAGACCAAGAAATTTTCAAAGGGTTTTGACGCGGTTTTTATTTTATTTATTTTATTATTAAGCATCAACATCTTCTGACTCCAAAGGTTCACGCATTACGTAGATGTCTTCAATTGAGTAGAGCTCGCACTTTTCACGGTAACTAAAACTGCTAAAACAAACCGTGTCATAATTCTCAAACTGATAGCCAAAGGTGCAATTTAAATCACTTGTTATTGGCTTGCCGGCTTTAGTGTGCTTCAAAATTGTAAGATCGGCAGCACGAACCGCGACGCCGCGGCATACAAGATGCACAATCTCGTCCGTTTCCGGTAGATGCATAATATATTTTTTGCCACGCTTGAGACGATCATAAACAGTATTATCGGTGTTAATTTTTACTAAACCCTTGCACATAAACGTAATTTTTGGTTGTTGGATTTCTTCCGCCATCATCTTTTTGAATTTG